CATAATTGACTCATTGGATGCTGAGATTAAATTCTATGGAGATTTTGCACCAGGGTATAAATTGACTGGACATATTGACGACACAATCAAAGACATCCCAGATGTTGATTTGTTTATCTGTTCAGAAACTTTAGAGCATTTAGATGACCCAGATACTACATTAAAAGCTATAAGAGCTAAGACTAAATATTTATTTGTGAGTACGCCAAAAGGTGAAGATAATGATAACAATGTTGAGCATTACTGGGGTTGGGATGATGTGGATGTCAAGGAGATGTTAATAAAAGCCGGCTTTGATCCTAAAGTTTATTTTTTGTTAGAGTTAAGAAAAGACTATCATTATGATTATCAAATGTGGATATGTAAATGAAAGTTTTGATTACCGGCTCACATGGTTTTGTAGGCAGAGCTTTTAGGCGTGCACTACCTTATGCAGAATTGACTCTGGTAGATCTCAAGAATGGTACAGACTGCAGAGATTTTTTTAAGCTTGAAAAAAAACAATATGATTTAGTCATTCATCTTGCAGCTATTGTAGGTGGCAGACAACAGATAGAAAATGCACCTTTAAGCTTGGCCGTAGATCTTGCTATTGATGCTGAGTTTGCCAATTGGTGCATGGTTACAGAGCAGCCCTATGTAGTTTATTTTAGCTCTTCGGCTGCCTACCCAATAGAGCTACAGACTTTATCTAAAAAACATAAGCTGAAAGAAAAAGACTTAAACTTTAAAAAAATTGGTGCACCTGATATGAGTTATGGTTGGGCTAAATTAACAGGTGAGACATTGATGAGTTACCTGCGAGATGCTGGCACTCAAGTCTTAGTGTTGAGACCTTTTAGTGGCTATGGCACTGATCAAGATATGACCTATCCATTCCCATCAATTATACAAAGAGCAATACTTGGCTCAAATCCATTTGACATCTGGGGGCGTGCGACTACAACAAGAGACTTTATACATATTGATGATGTTGTAGATGCGGTTATCACAATGGTGCAAAACAATTGCAATCAAACAGTCAATCTTTGTACAGGTAGAGCCACTACTTTTCTTGAGCTCGCTCAAATGGCTTTGAAGACTTTGGGTATAGATAAGATGCCTAAGTTTAATATTTTGTCCGATAAACCGGCAGGCGTAGCCTACCGGGTAGGCAATCCGACAATGATGAGTGATTACTACACACCAAAAATTAGTTTGGAAGAGGGCGTGCATCGGGCAATATCTGGCATTTTGTGATTTACACTTAAGCCATGGCAACCACACGCAAACGCAAAAAGCCTGTACAAAAAAGGCGTAAGACTACCAAAGAGGCTGTATTAACCAAGTTAGATTTTTGGGCTATTGCAGCTAATGAGGTGTACATGGCCTGCCGTAAAGCCGGCATGGATGAAGGCACAGCTCTAGCTTTTGCAATGGATCGGTCAAGTTATCCTGATTGGATTGTGGACACAAAGGATCCTATAAAAAATCCACTTGATGATTTTGATGAGGATGAAGATTAAGCGAGACCGGTCAGTCAATGCTCGCTATCTGATCTGCTCAGATCTGCAAGTGCCATTTCAATTTGATGCTGCAATCTCTAATTTAAAAAAGTTAGTTAAAGCTTTTAAATTTGATTTGGTATTAAATGTTGGTGATGAGCTTGACCTAAATACAATCTCAAAGTACAGCCAAGGCAGAGCTGAGTCTTTTCAACAAACTCTCAATGCTGACCGGGATCTGTGTAAAGATATTCTTTATGACTTGAAAACAGATGTAGTTTCAAGATCAAATCATGCCGATCGATTATTTCAAGCTGTCAGTCAGGTGCCGGGCTTAATGGCATTACCAGAGCTGCAGTATGAAAAATTTATGGGGTTTGATGACCTAGGCATTTATTACGCCAAAAAACCTTATGAGATACCTGGCACTGATTTTGTGCTCTGTCATGGGGATGAGGGCAACCTATCTAAAATTGGCGGCTCTAGTGCGTTAAATATCGCAAAAACCTGGGGCAAGTCTGTGATTGCTGGGCATAGTCACAGAATGGGCTACACATGCCACTCAGAGGCCTTTGGAGGCCGATTACAGAGGGTTTTGGTAGGTATTGAGGTGGGACATACATGCAGCCTATCCAAGATGTCTTACCTGGCAAAGCGCAATTATTATGCCAATTGGCAGGCTGGGGCTGTAATCATGACTGTCAAGCGTGGCAATCCTAGCTTTGAGATGATCCGCTTCGACACAGACGGCAGCTTCACAGCTCTAGGTAAAGCCTTTGGGTAATTGCTTTTGTCAGTGGGACATGCTTTAATTGCTTTTGTAAATCCATTTGAAGGGATGGGAATATGAACTACACAGAACTAAAGTGCAAGTGGTGTACTGGTGTTACCAGGGGAGATGTTTGCCCACAATCTTTACAATGTCCAACATGTTCAGTTGATGCCGGCGCAAGTTGCAAAAGACCATCTGGTCATAAGGCAGCTGCAATGCACAAAGACAGAATAAAAAAAGCATACGCAATAGATGATGCTAACAATTTTGATTGGCAAGCTGCGTACGCAGACAAAGTAGCGGTGACTGTATGAACGCTACAGCTTATGCACAAAAAGGTTGGTTTGTTTTGCCATTAAAAAAACAATCTAAAGAGCCTGCAAGATTTTTGCGACATGGTTACTTAGATGCAACATTAGATCAAGCCAAGATTGATGAATGGTTTGCAGATCAAGAGCTAAACATTGGTTTAGGTATATCTCAATCAAGTTTAGTTGTATTGGATTTTGATGCACGCAACGCAGGCAAAGATCCTAAATGGCTTGAGTTATTAGATCGCTGTTTCAAATGCAACACACATGTAGTGGGTACGCACGATGGTTACCACATTTACTTTCATGTAGAAAAGCCTGCACAATTTAAAGGCAAAATAATCTCTGGCATTGATGTCAAACATAAAGGTTATGTTGTACTACCACCATCAATACATCCAACCGGTACTGCATACAGATTAGTAAATGATGTAGCACCTGTTGATTTACCAGATGATCTAAGAGAATTGATGACATGGTAATTGTTAAATATGACAAAGAGAGTGGAGCGTATGTTGATAGCAAACGCTCACACTTTGTAAAAGCTTCTCTTATCCGGGCATACGCTCATAAATCAATGGGCGCATCTCAGATCAGAGGCAGGCTCTCAGCTGCAATGGTTGAGGGTTATTGGTTAGACAAGTTCAAGGAAGCGGTGAAATATGAGCTATGAGATATATGGATGGATGGTAACAGCGTGCTTGCTTCTCCTAGGCACATTGTTAATAACTCTTACCTGGATTGTCGGGGTAGAGAATGGTTATGACAAAGGATTTAAAAAAGGTTATAGCCGGGGTGAAACAGATGCCAGGCAAAACTGGGATAGAAGAAAACATCAATTGACTGTTGATAATGATTATCTAATGGGCAAGGTAGTCAGTCTTTTTGATAGGGAAAACAGATGATAGATTTAACACAATATGAAGATGCGGCCACACTAAACAGATGGTTTATTAATAACTACCCATTAGGCAGAATTGATTTAGCAATAGCTGAGATCAATCTTGATAAAGGCATTGTTATATTTAAAGGCAGTGTTTATAGAGATATAAATGATGCTGCTCCGGCTGTAAGCAATTATGCAAAAGGTGAGAGGGATGACTACCCGGCACACATGCGTAAGTGGTACTTAGAGGATACAGCTACAAGCTGCATTGCTAGATGCCTTACATTGCTAAAAGGGTCAAACAAGACCGCACCTAAAGAGTCAATGGTGCGTGCAACCTCATGGTCTGTTGAGCCAAAGATTGCATTGGATGAAGCTTTAAGATCTGACACCATTGTGGTACCAGAGATTGTAATGCGTGAGGTAGGTACCTTGCCTGAACAAGTGTGTGAGGATGGCACTCGCATGAGATTTAAAGAGGGCATCTCTAAAACTACACAAAAACCTTTTAAGGGTTATGTCTGTGAATGTGGTAGAGGGTGCCCGGCTAAGTGGGCATCATTGTCAGCTAATGGCACCTGGTACTTTAAAGAGGCAGTTAGTGGGTGACATGGAGATGATTGACAAGCATGGGGTCAAAGCCACCTTTACAGACAGAGGTGTTGAAATCGACATAGTAAGAGCCAATGAGCGTTGCATCCTTTGTAATGATCCAAGGCTTTTGCATGAAGGCATGACAAAGCTTTGCTTCTCTTGTGGGTGTAGGCAATGAGCTTTGATTACCATAAGGCCATGGCTGAGGGTCATGGCTACAATCATTATGTTGCAGATCTATTGCGGCAGTATGGAGTACCAAAGGTAGATATACCGGCCTTTAGCATTGCCACAACACATGATGCAATAAAAGACAAAACAGAAAATGAAAAGGACATCATTGTAAATGGCTTAGTGCTTGAGGTTAAAAGTAGAGCTTTAACTTTTAGGGATCAGGATGACTTCCCACATTCTTTGGTCTTAGTAGATACTGTCTATGGTTTTGATCAAAAGATCTTAAAACCTTTTGCTTATGTGTACATGAGTCAGGTTACAAAAGGTGTCTTTGCAATACCTGTATCAACAAGACAATTCTGGACAATAGCCACAATTTATGACAATGCAAGGCAGATTGAGGTTGAGTGTTACTTTGTTACTAAGCGACACTGCAGGCCATTCTTAGAGCTTGTAGATGTACTATTAGAGCGAGCTGCACAAGAGGCAGAGCCAACTTGTGAGTGAACCAATTAGATGTACAAAGTGCGGCCAATGGGTTATGCCGGATCAATTGTGTTTGACCTGTCAGATTGCAGCTAAGGCACAACACGCACTTTACTAATGATTTGTAAAGGATGATTACCTATGTTAAATTTCAATCGCTTTGTTGGGGGCTTACACTGGAACTCAGTCATACCGGGTGTCAGACGCTCTTACCTACCTCATAGTTTTAAATGGGGGGGTAGGGGGGGCTTTCCTAAAAATCTAGTCTCCCAAGTGTCAATATTTGTAATGATAACTGCACTTAATATAAATCCTGTAAATGCTCTTGAAAATCGTAGAACATATCAAATGGAATATTTTAAACAGTTAGATCAAAGCCCAGATCAATACAGTTGTCTTACATCATTGATCACAATGGAAAATAGCAGGTGGGATATTCGGGCAAAGAATGGATCTCATTATGGATTACCACAAGGCCGGTCTGTTTATTTAGCTACAGCTACATATCGGCAACAAATTACATGGCATATCAAATACCTAAAAAACAGGTATGGCACTGATAGATTTGGTGTAGCAAACGCCTGTGGGGCATGGTCTCATTGGCTCATGAAGGGATGGCATTAGTGGCTGAAAATACTGATATTGATTGGGCACATCAAAACAAGCTGCGTGAGCAATGGCTACTTGATAATCCAGATGCCCAATACATAGGCTGGATGTCTATATGAAAGACACAGAGAAAATTACAATTGGTATCTGCTCACCGGGTTATGTAGTCACAGACTTTCTTACAAGCATATTAGATGTGGCTAGATCTCAAAAGCAATTGGGTCAATTTATATCATTGCAAGGATCAGGTGTAATCAGTCGCTTACGCAATCAAGTAGTTGCAACCTTTATGGAGAAAACTACAGATGATTGGCTGTTGCAGATAGACACTGATCAACGCTTTACAGTCAATGACTTTAAAAAACTTGTAGCAGCGGCAGATGCTAAGACTAGGCCGATTGTGTCAGCTGTTGTACATGGCGGTTGGGATGTAGGCAAGCCATACCTAGAGCCAGTGCCTTGCATATTTAAGATGGGTAAGGACAGTGGGTTATACGCATTACATGATTATGAGCCTGATAGCATTGTAGAGGTTGATGCAGCTGGGACAGGAGCAATCCTGGTACATAGATCCGTCTTTGATCGGTTTAGAAAAGAAGCTGATCAAATACACCAAGGGGACAAATGGTGCTATTACCAGGATATGCCACTACACAAAGAGTGGATAGGTGAGGATCTACTTTGGTGTTTAAGAGCTAAGAGCTTTGGCTATAAGATATACGCACACACAGGTGTTCAGATGGAGCACCAACGCAAACAGTGGATTGGTAAAGTACAGCACACAGACTTTAAAAGGTTTAAAGATGTGAGACTACAAAGTGAAGAGGATATAGATGGCGATAATAACAAGTCAAGTAACAGTGACGACAACAAGTCAGTCAATAATTAGTGTAGATAATGTGAGCAGGGATGTATTGCTTCATGCTAAACACGCAATACACATTGGCAACAGCGGTGTGACAACAAGTAATGGTTATCTGTTAGACAATGGTGATGAGGTAAGGCTTACGCTAACTGAGGGTGAGGATTTGTGGGCTGTTGGAGCCTCAGGATCAGGCACTCTGCATGTCTTAGTATCTAAAATAGATTAAAAAATGACAGTTGTTTTTTCCCACAACGCACGCTTGCGGAATAC